CTAAGCGAGTAAAAAGCTATCAAGTGCGGTTCCCAGTTCCGGACAGGCGGTTTCCAAATCTCCGGAACTGCGGCTTCGCCGCACCAGAATATTCAATTTAAGCTGTGATAAAGAATATTTTGCAAACGCTAACCACTGAGCGGCATTTATAGCTAGTGGATTTTCGGTAAACGCTATTTTGCCTGCGTTGGCTGCAGTTGCTATGGAATGCGATATAAAGAGCATTGTAGAAAGCTTCGGTTTTCTGGTAAATGGCAAATCAACCGGCAGGGACTCTAGTATACCATGCCCCTCTTTTACTCTTTTAGCACAGTAACAAGCTCTTACAATCACTTCGTTCAGTATAACTGGCACTGACATTGAAAGAAGGTGAACAAAATCGTAACCCTGACCATACATAGCTCGAGCCACTTCGGCTACAGATAAACCCTCCTCTCCAATACTTCCAAATTGAAATAGATTTAACAGTGTCATAAATGGTGCTGGCAAGCCTCTTGAAGTTGCAATGTCTGATTTCATGTGTCCAAATACTCGATCAACTGCTTCGAAAAAATTCATCCCAATAGTCTCTTGATTATCAACAGCTTGTTTTATTATTTTTCCATTCTTGTCTATTGCCGTGAATGTCCCGTTCATCAAATCTAATACACCAAAAACGAAGCCCAGAACAGGGTCATGCCCAAGTGAATGAAATCTATGGAAATATGATGATAAGCCTTCAACCGGTATCCTAATATTACTATTGTTTGCAGGATCATAAGGTACCCAGAACTCTTTCTCTAGCTTTTTTATCTCTCCAGGTGGCAGAGACTCTTCTATCTTTGTTCTTATATAATTCGATAAAGTGCCGCCTTCAATACCAGAAAGGGGGGATGCCGGCATACCAACCATGAATATATCCACTGCAGCGGACAAGACCCCGGCTACCCCACAAATCGTATAGTCAACTGCATCCAATCTATGAATAGAATCAAAATCCTCCCTCAACTTTACAAGATAGGCTTCGTTTGATTTTAATTCCTCGGAAGTAAACATATCGCCAATGGATACTTCGTAGGGGATAGTCTTCTTTGCTTCTCCCAATATCTCCTCCCATGTCCTTACAATAAAGGTCTCACTAATCGCAGGCTGCTTATGGATCGTATTTTTTGCCCTAACAATTTCCTTGCCTTTGCCAATAGATAACAATGCTTGCTCCGCCATATGTATAGACTCATCCAGCTTTTCGTCATTACTGTTCATAAACGATTGAATGCCCTTAAGCTGATCATCTTGAAGTTTTATTACTTTATTTATTTCCTTTTCACTTTCGGATTCTCTATAATCTTTTTTACACACTGGCCAAATCCTCTTGAAGATCTCTAAGTGCGCGAGAGAGCAATATCACCAAGCTATTCAAGTAGTCAATTCGTTCTTTTGAAGCATCTGATTCCTTCTTCATTTGGTTTTGTATAGAGTCGTGCTTCCTTAATACTTCCTGGTACAATCGTTCCTTTTCCTGTTTAAGCTTCTTATTCTTTGCTGAATTGAACACAGCGTATCCGCCAACTGCCAATACTGCAACAGGAACTGCTAATACAAACACACCCGCGGCCATACCACCCCCAATAGCACCTCCCGCAAAGGCAAGTCCTGATGAAATACCTGCAGCACTTAAACCAACAACAGACCCGCCCGCATATAATACTGTAAAGGATATAGCTCCACCCACTCCCGCTCCCAAAGCTGCGCCTAACACCTCCGGAATAGCACTGTTAATAATTATCCGACTTTGATCCTTTAACGCCTCAGAAGCTTCATTCACTACTACTTCAATCGGTTTCAGCGAGTCTATTGATTTGAAATGCATTTCTCTCTTAGCCACTACCTATCACTCCTCATACTCTTAGAAGTTTAATTTTCTCATTCAATGATATTTCTTATATAGGGCACGAATTGCATATTCAATCCCACTCTTGTTTTTCCTGATTCAATGATAGTATGTTCCAGCCGTTCAACTTCGCTTCTCGTCAGTTCAAGCTTGCTATTAAATCCATTTTTATTGTTTTCAAAGTAACAGTTAAATTGCTTTTTGTTATCTCTATCTTGACAAATAAATATTGCTTCACACACCGACAACAGCGGAAATTCATCACTCTCAATATGCTCTTCCTTTTCTACAATATACTGCACAGTGGTAAATCCGCGGCGGGGCTTATCCTCAGTGTCAGGGATCAGCCAGTCACGTCCATTCTTTTTTGCATGTCTTAGTTTTCCGCGTCGTATCCATTGTCTTACCGTAACAGGCTCAACTTCATGCATGGCAGCATATTGTTCAACTGTGAGGTAATCGCTTTCAACCGTAATTAAGGTGTGTTCCACGGTTGATGTCATGCTGCTGATCATATCGTTTTCAACTTCAATATCATCAGCCTGGCATAAATTCAATTCTATTCTGTTATCTAAAAACTCATACTCATAATACCACCAAAGCTCTGTTAAGACCGGAAGTTTGCATTTCTTTACCGCCGCAATAAATTTTTCGCAAAGCTTAACCCTGTTTTTTACTATTTCACTTGGATAGGCGGGTTCTTCATTCAATTTTTCATGCGCAACAAATAATTCTAATGATTCTAAAATATCTTCCCGTGTAAATAAATAATCCTCTCGGAATATCTCTTCAGTAATATCCATAACTAACCTCCAGGCAAATTATTGATAATATTGTAACGCACCGTTACAATATTATCAAACAATCTGTAAAAGGTTTTTCAACCATATATGTTCCACCCTACCGCAAATACCCATCCAAGCGGAAATTCATCATGCATTTAAGAGATTGACGACCGTTAAAGCATTGGTATGACTAAATAGACTAACGCTTATAATAAACGAATGAACTCATTCTTTCCCTTGTCGACTCCCACGCAACATACTACCGCAGGGTCAATCATAAATTCCTCAGCCAGGATATGCATATCAACTACACTTAGTACGAATTGTTGATCAAACTCTCGACCACGTTCAACTTGCATTCTTTTAATTCGTTGACATATTTGTGTTCTTGTATAATTGGGTATAGCGTTAAACTGATGTACTATATCAGAATTGCTCATTATGCTTCCAGACAAGGCACGATAGCATTCCGCGAAATCATGAAAGTTGGCATGAGAAACATTCTTACAAACTTTGCGTTTTTCTTTTTGTGCCTTTACTTTGGGTTTTGATACACTTTTTGTTCCCCAAAATTTCAGTACGTCTTCAAACTGGGAATCAATATTGGAGAGTAGCGTCGTTATTATATCTTTCTCTGACTCATCGTAGAAGTAGTAGGTGCATCGCTCAACCTTGGATTCATTAATGATTTTAAATAGATGCCTGTCGTTAAACGGAGATAGCCCCAGTATGATTAACTCTCCCTCAATATCCCGAAAGGGCTGAATTGGGTAAGGTTCTGCAAATTTTAAATCTGGGTTTTCGCATTTCAGAATGATAGTCTCTCTTAGCCTGGCCACCAATACATCTCGGTCATTTTCCCAAGAATCAACATCCCCTTGAACGATTGGATTTTCTTTGTAAGCTACAGCCATCTTCTCGACTGCAGCATTCGCTAATTCCCCTTCTTGCATTGAATACTGCTTATAATCACCGCTATATGTTGTAAGAGCGGTTGAGTAAAGATGTGCATAATCTTCGTCAATGACCACATCCGCATGTGGATGATCCGACAATTGATTTCTAAAGGAATCTGGATTGTAGACGGCACTTCTTGTTACAAAGTCACCATGAAGATGAAAAACGGGAACGTCGGCAGCGATTTCAATGTTGGTATCATAATTCGTCGTGAAAATGCCATTAAATGTCTCCAACCAAGCAATAAAATCAGAAGAATAATTATCGCTCAATGTATTAATCTTACCATTGTCATATATAGCATTCAGAAAACAGCTGCTCAAGGCCTCCCTGATTACATAGTTTTCGGGGTTATCAATCCCGATGCGATGGCACAATAGATCGTGTATAAGGTAATAATCCTCAAATCCGACATCCGTTATTTTGAGCGATCTTTTATCCTTATACTTTTTTTTGAATTCTTCCAATGACTCTCTCTCGATAATACTCTTTGTATACCTGTCGTAGCCACCCTTGATAATTCGGGGAATTTCTAAAAACAAATAGCCGATATAGCACTTAATCTCGATAGGGTCATCTGTTATTATATGTTTCGGGAAACTAGGGTCTTTGAAGCATTTAAGCGCCCGCACAATAATTGCGGCATTGCAGCAGTCATACCCACCATACTGAATATTTACCCCATTACCAACAAGGAGATATCGTTTCATTTAATATTCCTAACCTTTTATATGATTTCTATGAGTTTTGGGTTATCTGGTTACATATTACCATTTCAATTTTTATAGTTACATTAATATTTATAAAAACGTTAAGCTGGATATGATCGTTGCATTCTATGTATATATCCCATATAAAAAATCCCGCAATGCAGCTTAAATTGCCGGCATTGCGAGGCTATACCTTCATAAGTTATTCCATGCTCCATGGTAGTTCGGTCCCGTCCTTGAACTGAAAGACAAGGTTGTTGTTTGATTTGACCATAACCGCATTAACGGTCGCAGCCCACAGGCTTTCATCGAATTCGTCCAGCAGGTCTTCCTGCTGCTTGATTTCTTCAATGAAAGCCATCATTTGGCTGCGCCTTGCTTTCAGTCTGATAATCTCGTTGCTCAGTTCCTGGCTCTGTTCCTTCAGTTTTTCATATCGGACAGCATAATCTCCGTACTGGCGGCTGTACTCGTCCTGGTCAAGAGATGCCCTGGCATTCTGTGCGATCAGTTGTTCCAGCGCCGCTTCTATGATCCTGCATTCATCTTCTGCTCTTTGGTTTTCCCGCTCCTGCTGCGAGCAATCGGTCATCTTCGAAATAATCTCATCGTAATGACCCAGAATCGCATCCTTGTTTTCAATAATGCTGTTAAAAGTTTCAATGAAGGCTTTCTTTATAAGTTCCTCTGTAAGATGCGGGGTGCCGCAGGTATTTCCGTCAAACTTCCTGTTGCATTGCCAGATGGAACTGGCGTATTTGGAGTTGGAGTGCCATATCTTTCTGCCGTAGAACCCGCCGCAATCCCCGCATATGATCCTGCTGGCAAAGCAGCTGATCCCGCTGGTGTATTTGCCGCCGGCTTTACGTTTTCTGAACTCCTCCTGAACCAGGTCAAAGGTTTCCCTGCTGATGATGGCCGGATGGCTGTTTTCAACATAATACTGAGGAACCTCCCCCTCGTTTACCTTCTTTTTCTTGGTCAGGAAGTCAACGGTGAATCCCTTCTGAAGGATTGCGTCGCCCTTGTACTTTTCATTACTAAGGATGCTTTTCACTGTGCTGGACTGCCACTTCTGCCTGCCTGATGGTGTCGGTATTCCTTCCCTAGTCAGGTGATTTGCAATTCCTGACGGTGTCTTGCCTTCGAGAAACAGCCTATAAATCAGCCTTACAATTTCGGCTTCCTTTTCCACGATCTTGGGCAATCCGTCCTCGCCTTTCTCATAACCAAGGAAGTGTTTGTAGGGCAGACTTACTTTACCGTCTGCAAAGCGTTTACGCTGGCCCCAGGTAACGTTTTCTGATATGCTTCTGCTTTCTTCCTGGGCCAAACTCGACATGATCGTGATCAGCAACTCGCCCTTGCTGTCGAGTGTGTAAATGTTCTCTTTTTCAAAGAACACCTCAATCCCCTTATCTTTCAGCTGGCGGACGGTGGTCAGGGTATCCACTGTATTTCTGGCAAACCTCGAAACTGATTTGGTAATTATCAAATCGATCTTGCCGTCCAACGCATCCGCGATCATCCGGTTAAAGCCGTCACGCTTTTTGGTGCTGGTTGCTGATATTCCTTCATCGGTATAAACCTCCACAAAAACCCACTTGGAATTGGCCTTAATGTGCCGAGTATAGTGATCCACCTGGGCTTCGTAGCTTGACAGCTGTTCCTCTGAATCTGTTGATACGCGGGCATATGCTGCTACCCTTTTCTTTATAGCCGCGCCCGATGCTTCAGGCGCTAAGCGGTTAATAGTCGGTGGTATTACGGTTACGGCTCGGGCTGTACTCAATTTCTATCCCCCCTTTGGAAGGCAAGCGCTCTTTCCCGCGCTTTCTCCTTACCTTCATTTGTCCAGCTTGATTTGCGCGACCTGTCCTGCCAGTTTGCTTCAACATCTCGCCCGTCGCGGAAGATATACACTACCTTATTGGCTTCAGGTACCACCATCCAGTCGATTTGAGACTTGAACACCTTTTCATCAAATTCATCCAGGCCAAGTATTTCAGCGGTCAGTGATAATAGGATAGGCTCGGGTATCTGTTTGGCCGGGCAGGCATTCTTACCGGAACGGATAAAGGTAGCGCAGTTCCACGCCTTATGTCCTTTATATGTTACACGTCGGTAGTTCTTGCCGCAGCGGGGGCAGAAGATAAGGCCGGAAAAGGGATAATGGTTGCCAGGGCTTTGTCTGACATTGCTGTTTCGTCGGCGCAGCGCCATTATTTCCTGTGCTTTTTGAAAGGTGTCGAAATCAATGATTGGCTCGTGGGTACCTTCGGCATAATACTTCGGCAGGGTTCCACGGTTAATAACCAGCTTCTTCGATAAGTGATCCGCGACATGCTTTTTCTGCAGCAGCGCGTTGCCGGCATATTTTTCATTATTTAAGGTCGCCAGGACCCGTTTCCCCGACCACTCTTTACCTCTCAGGGTTTGCGTGCCGGTTTCCCGAAGCTTGGCAGCAATCCGGTCGCATCCCAAACCGCATATATAATAGGAAAAGATCCTCCGGACAATTTCCGCCTGCTTCTCATCAATTTCAATTTGCCCATTATTAATCCGGTAACCATACATAAAGCGAAGGTTGACAATCTCCCCGTCCTGAAACCGCTTGCGAATCCGCCACTTGCAGTTTTCACTGACCGAGCGGCTTTCCTCCTGGGCAAAGGAAGCAAGTATAGTTAGCATTAACTCTCCGTCCCCGCTCAAACTGTGGATATTCTCTTTCTCGAAATAAACATCAATGTTTAGTTCCTTCAGTTCCCGTATGGTTTCCAGCAGGGTAACCGTATTTCTGGCAAAGCGTGAGATGGACTTGGTTATAACCAGATCAATTTTACCGTTCCTGCAGTCACCTAAAAGGCGCTGAAACTCAGCTCTACCATCTCTGGTACCGGTTTCGGCTTCGTCAGCATAGACCCCGGCGTATTCCCAGCCGGGATTGCGCTGGATCATGCCGCTGTAATAGCTGACCTGGGCGGAAAGGGAATGCAGCATGGCATCTTTTCCGCTTGAAACCCTAGCATATGCCGCCACCCGCTTTCGGGGAGCAATTATGCGCGGCGAAGCTTCTATTTTTCGTATAATACGTGTCATATCATCGCCTCCTTAGTGGCACATATTAGCTCTGACCAGGCTATATAGCAAGCCAAGAAACCCTCATAATGCGCCAATAACGGGCTGGTATTTCACGATCAGATCAGATTTGATCCGGTTATATTCCTTGGCAGTGATCAGACCCTTTGCGAGCATGCTTTTAGCTATGGCCAGGGACACGCGGAAGTTTTTCTCACGTTCAAACTGATCCGGCGTCATGGCCATTCCCCGCTTTCCCGAACCGGTTTTTTATATAGCAGGCATGCCCGCAGAACTTGCGGCCTTTATTGCCATAGCTTACAAAGTCCTGGCCGCATTCCGCGCATACAATCACGTAGTATGCTTTTTTGGCAAGCTGGTTTTCATTTGCTTTCCACCAGTTCCGCCGGCAGGCTTCGGAGCAGAATTTCTTCGGCTGGCCTTTGACCCTCGGTATTAATGGATTGCCGCAATTTTTACACGCATCGGGGTTCTCCCCGGCCTTGCGCCTATCCGCCCTTCTGCCCCCGGATATATGCTTACGCCGGCAGAATGACTTCACTGTATTCTCCGAAATACCCAGAACTAGTGATATTTTCGAATAACTGATGCCTTCCCTGCGCATCTGAATGATGGTTTCTTTTTGCTGGTGTGTCATCATGACGCCTCCTCCGAAGGCAAACGTCAAATGCCTTCGGTATAGGCCATGAGAGGAAGGATAATCGGACGGGTTCCCATAAAAAAACCGGCCCGCAGAGGACTATTCACTCCACGGGCCATTCTTTACTATGCAACTTTTAACGTGCTTTGGATAAAATGTATTCAGCCATTCTTCCAATAAGTATTCCGGCATATTTACCATCTACACTCTGGCCTGTTCTGGCATGCTCTAGCCAGTATTCAGGAGATCTAAGTATGCCGTTTTCCGCCAGCACATCCAGGGCTTCTTTCAGGCTATCCTGGCTTTCTGCTACATAAGCCATCCCCAGCTGAGAGAGAATAGCTCCGGCAATCGCGTGAGTGATTTCAGTACGCTTGCTGTCAAACAGGGCATTGTCCCGGCTGTTGTCAATAAAGCCGATTTCAATTAATATTGCCGGGGCTTTAGTTTTTCTAAGAACATAAAAATCAGCGGTTTTAACACCGCGATCCTTAAACCCCGCTCCTACCAAAGTGCTTTGCAGCTTTGCGGCTAGTTCTTTTGATTTTGTTCCCGGATTGATACAGGTATATGTTTCAACCCCGGTAGCTTGTTCAGGCTGGGCAGCATTGCGATGAAAGGAAATAAAGTAATCGTAGTCAACCCGGTTTTCAAAATCACTTCTGGCATTAAGACTTACGGTAGTATCAGATGTTCTGGTCTCATCAACAACTACTCCATGACGCTTCAATATTTCCGTTACCGATCTGCCCAGGCTAAATACGTCGTCAGCTTCCTTTCTCCCGATATATACAGCCCCTGGATCAGCCCCTCCATGGCCGTAATCAAAACATAATCTAGCCATTGTTTTCCTCCTCCTTGCCCAGCTGCTCCAGTACCACCTTGAGTTTATCCGGTATCGGCAGGCCGATCACCGCAGCATTCTCTATAATGCTGATGCCTTCATTGGATAGGTAGAAAAAAATAACGGCGGTGCGGATGGTACTACCGCTGCCGATTAAATAGCTGTCTATTGTATTTCCGATGCCTACCATCAAGAAAATCAGTACTTTTTTAAATATCCCCCTGGCACCAATTTCACTGGACAGCTTTTTGTTAAGTACCGCCGCCATAAGACCGGTGACATAGTCCATCACTACAAAAGCAACCAGCGCATAAAGAAAGCCATCGAAGCCACCAAGAAAAAAACCGAGCCAGCCGCCGATGACTGAGAAGACAATCTGTATTGTATGAGTATCTTTCAGCATAATTCCCCCCATTCTTCCCAGTTAAGGTTGTATTTATTAAGTCCAATTCAACCTGAAGACTATACCATGCAACTTATTCACGTTCTTTTATTTTTTTATTAGTTACACCTCACACGATCTATAATTGTTTAAAACTCTGCAAACAAGCAGGTTTTCAGGTACATTGCCAAGTCCAGCATATACATGTTGGAGGGACTCATCAGGTAATTGGTCCCCTTCAAAAGAGTAGTGTTAGACAAGGAATGGCTTATGTTATATAAACCATTTATGGTGGCTAGGCTGCCATCGGTATTCTGTTCTGCCGTACCATTGGTTTTGGCGATTATAAGGTTTTGCTTATAAAGCTTTCCGGCACTCGATGCAAATTTATAGTCCAACGTACTTAATCTGACGTCTACGGCGTCGGTAGTATTTACTCCTCGGCTGTTTGCATTGTAAGTTGAAGCGCTATTGCCTATCAGACCTATACAGACGTAGTCGTTGTTGGTCATCTTGGCGATAATCGTAATTAAGGATAATAAGGTCGAACATAAAGTGGCTAAGAAAAAGAAATTATCGCCCAATACCAAATGCTGCTCCGATGCAGTACCGCCTCCATACCCCATGAATTGCACCTGATTGGTTATTGTTGAGCCTGAAGTCCAGGCGTCGCCGTAATAAGCCATAAAATTACTGGTGGAATACCAATACAACTTAATAACTTTATTCGCTATTGCGCTGCAGCTAAAAATCAGGTATGAAGTAGTTTCGTAATAGACGGTAACATTCCCGCTGCCGTACTGACTTATCAAAGCTGCCTTGATCTCTGCTATTGGTGCAGTAGTCCCAACCGTATAATATGCATTAGCCATGTTAACCTCCTTATGCCGGCTTATCTATGGTGGTAATCGCAAATCCCGCATTTATCAATTCTGGTGCCCATCCGATTGTAAATCCGCCTCCTCCGCTTCCCGAATTAAAAAAACAGCGGTCGTCCTGTACCGCTGTAATCTCCCCGCTTGCTGTTGTTACCTTATATAGTGGAATCTGCCCGGCTGTATAGCCCGCCGTATTTGCACTTACTGTTCCCGCAGAAGTGGTTTCTATATAATTATTAGTATCATCCGTTAATGTCACCGTACCGGCATTAACCCTCGTAATTTCATTATCGTCACGGACTATACCGATTCCGTAGGCGAAGCTTAAGCCTGAGTGTGCCCCCGGCTTAAAAGGATCAATGGTCCTCTGGTTCCTGTCCTCCCTGGCTAAAGATATTCCGCCAGCCGTAGAACCATCATGAACTACCAGTGTATCTTTATCGGTATCGACAGTAACTTCTCCCTCTAACCCTGTAAATGTTACATGCTCAGCAGTCGTACCCCGTCTTAGTTTTACAGCTATGCTCATGTCAGCGTCCCCCAATCTTGTGGTGTTCCCGCATCCTCTGTTATTAACCCATAGTCAAATATTCCGCTGCCACCGCCCGCTTGTCCAAATTCCAATCCATCCTCGGTTGCTTTTACTATCAGGGCTTTACCGGCTTGACCGGTATAGCTCAGCGGCACATCCGAGTGCGATATAAAAGTATGGCTGGCTGGAGGATAACTTGCCGGTTTATTCTGTATGCTGTTCCACCCAGGCGCGGCAGGATTAGCCACGCTGCCGGTTCCGTCTGAGCCTTCCGAGATTATAATCCCTTTGGCTGGATCATTAAGCTGCTGGCGCATAGCAGCATCGCGCTGTCTTTTCGTAAGTTCAGCCAGGTTCATTTATTAATACCTCCCCTTAAATCGGCGCATAACCATAGTGATAACAGGTCATGCGGGTTTTGAACCCTTCCGGCGTAAGAGTGTGCGACATCGATGTAATTCTGTATATCTCGGAGATAGTAGTGCTGCTCTCAATTACCTGTATGCAGTCGCCTACCTGTACATAGGGATTGCCGACCGCTTCAAAATTGGCTTCCCGCGGTTTCGTCATTGAAGCTGCTCCTGTTCTCTGGGCAATCGTTGTGCACTGGCCGTTGGTGCTGGCCAGATCTCCAGCTTGCATAATAATCACTTTATGAGGTAACACATCGTAATACCTAACCCCGCCAAAGTCCTCGTCTCCCCGGACAAAGGCTCCGTCTGCGTTCTGGGATATTACAATGATTCTGGAATACATGTCCTGATCACAGATGGTATAGTCCAGGGCCATAATATCCCGTCCTTCTTGAAAGACCCAAGCCGCATAGACACAGCTGACCTTAACCGTTGCCCCGTCAGGAATAGTACTTCCTGCTGTCCTGGCTATAGCTGCATTTCCTTCACTGCCGCCAAGTCTCACCACATAGTCAGTATCTTTTATATAAGTTGTAAGTCCGTCTGAGCTCTTAACAATAACAGAGCCCTCCGTCATTGGATGACCTGCCGGTATGCCTGCAATATCCGTATAATTCGTTCCATTCAAAACTGTACTGGCTGAAGTTATGGCAGGCTGCCTGTCGGTGGCATGCACAAAATAGAGCCTCCCGGCTTCATCGCAGTAAAACTCAAAACCGCCTATCTCGCAAAGCCGCTGAAAAGCATCGGCGAAAGATTCATGAGTAAATGTAATCGATTCGAGCGTAATTCCTGATATTTCAGTTATCACATCAGCATCAGCCCAGCTAGCTTTTACAGCCAGATCCCGAAAAATATACTCCAGTGTCTGCCACTGATATAAAACCGTGTATATGGTAATTTCATCGGCAACCAGACAGACCAGCTGATCCAGAGCACGTTTAAGCATGTCCCGGCAGCTAATCTCCAATTCCTGCGGCCAGGTACGCATGATTATTTTGTCAATCATCCCGGTAAAAACGGTCTGCAGCGTTGCCCCATAACCTAATTTAACCGTTGCAATTTTATTGGGCCAGATTTTATGATACCAGTCCCCGGCGTTATCAGGGCTGTACACTCCGTCTTTGTTATCTAAGACAATGGTTGCCTGACTGGCCATGCCTTTGCTCATGTCAACTTCAATAGATTTAATAGGTAAAGATATGCCCGGAGCAACCGCTGTACCAGCACCAGAGATTTTATCTGCTCTTGAATGCTGCATGATAAGAGCACTTGAGGTAAGGGTAAACCAGTAGCACTGGTTATTAAAGTCAACACCAGCAACTCTTTTTACAAATGTCCAGTCTGAAATTGATTTTATATTGTCAACGTTTGGTACTGCAGCATTTAATTTATATATGTCAGTATTAAGGCCGCCTTCGTAGTATTTATTAATATAATAGTCCCCGGCAACCTCAATAAAAGAAGCGAACCACGGACCATTATCAGTACCCCAATCATCTGTCCAGTCATACTTGGCAGCATTTGCCCCCGAGTTAGTCCATTCAATAATCCAGCACTCCGTGTTTGACGACAGCCAGGCTGTTACAAAAGATGAATCAGAAAGTATTAGAAAAGAACCGCTTGAACTGTCTCCAATTCGGGTAGTAATGCCAAGCGGCACATAAGCCCCAGCAGTCCAGGTTGCTCCGTTATCAGAGGAGTAAAAGGCTCTGGTTGAATCATAGTAGCTGTATTTATACTGAACCGTACAAACCAGATTGCCATTGCCAAGTAAATGTACCTGCGACGGTTTTATCCCATCAACCGCATCCTCTACGTTATACACATAGGTGGAGCTTAAATTAAGAGATATGTCCGATACTTTTGCCATTCCGGTTCCTGTACCATCTGTATCCCGCCAGAACTCACCCTTAAGATAACCGGTAGATGGATCTTTATATGTCATAACCACACACAACTGACTATTTACCAAGGTAATAGAGGTCCGGGCATATACTTTGCTGCTGGCCAGAGTTACAGATTCAGAGGTATTAAATGTCTTGGTTCCATCCAGCACCCCCGCGACGGTATCGGCATAAGCCAGTTTAATGTCATTACCCTCAACATAGACAATAACCGCTCGTCCGTTCGATGTTTCGCACATATTACCCCAGCCCCGGCTGGTACTTACAAAGGTTCTCCAGGTCGACCATGTCGTGGGATCTTCTAACTTTCCGCCAGATGGCGCTCCCTCAATGGTTATCATGCCATCGGGCCTATTATCTCCCACCATAATCTTTGATTTTAACAGCGTCCTCATTTCATCCGGTATAGTAATGGCCATCTCTACACCTCCACGAAAACGATGTCAAAGAATACCGCTGAATCGTTTATATATTCCGGTTCGCCCATACATTCGATCATATAACTGCCGTTAAGGGTGTCGCCGTCTGCCAGGGTTCCTGAAGTACCTGCTAAATAGTAATTAACAAAGTTATTGTAAGCGGTCATGCCGGTAACATATAACTTGGCCTTAACCCGCTTGCGAAGCCGGCCTCCTTGCTGTAATATAGTGGCTTGGGCAGACAGGTCGGCGGCATCTGGAATCAGGGCAATTTCATTAATGTGGTTTGAGGGGATACCTGGTCTCCATGAACCATGTAATACTTGTAAAGCTGTACCGTTCCAGGTTTTAGCCATGGTATCCCTCCTTTATGCCTGTATAGGTATAGTGCTTACTCTGGTAGGAAGTCTCAGATTGTCACGTTTATATTGCTCGACGATCTTTGTCACAAGCTGCCGGTCATTGGTTTCAAAGCGGTGTATGACTACTCCGGTATGATTAATCGTGTTATTCTGCAACAAGGCCATAGACTTGCTGTTTGACAGGACTTGTGAGCCTCTGGGAAGATTGAGGAGTTCCGGCCCGTTTTCTCCAACCCATGAAAGACCGCCTCTCCAGAAGTCAGTACCTTTGGCCAGGTGGCTTCGGTGTTCCATGGAGATGCCTAAAGGCTCGTATTTTTCTACATTGGCTTCATATTTCAGCTGGGCTGCCTTCTCCGTATTACCGGTGGCCTGTGCGATTACGGCTGCGACGTCAAGTATCTTGCCTTTAATGGATGACCAGATGCCGACAATCGTTTGCCCAGCGTCTCTCATGCCTTCCTTTAAAGCAGCAATATTGCTGTTCCATGTGGTAGATATGGCGTTCCACATATTCAATCCGAAGTTTTTAATCTTGTCCCAGTTCTTGTAAAGCAACACCCCGGCTACAATTAAGCCGCCAATTATGGCAATTACCAGTCCAACCGGACCGGTTAGGGCTGTAAAAGCTGCACCTAGCAATGGCAGGGCTGCTGTTATAGCGGTAACCGCGCTGGCGGCCATGCCTAAACCTATCAACAGCGGGCCTATAGCTGCCACAATACCGGCAATAATCATTATTGTTTTTTGCGTAGCGGGACTGAGTTCACCAAACTTTTGTATCCAGTTATTAATCTTGGTGATTATCGGTGTTATCAGCGGGAGCAGGTTCTCACCCATCGTAGCCCCCAATTCTTTTAAGCTTTCGCTGAATATCCGCATCTGGTTGGCGGCTCCGCTGCTGGTCCGGGTAAAGTCACCCTGAGCGTTTTTGGTCATGGCCAGCACATAGTTATAGCGCAGCTGTACCTGTTCAGCTTGAGTCATATCTTTAGTTTTCTTTTTAATACCTTGGGATAGAGCATATTCATCCAGGTTGGCCTGGGTCATGACAATTCCTAATTGCTTGAGACTCTCTGTTTCTCCGGTAAAGATTGAAGTTAAGGCTGTATCAGCAATATCAATACCGATATTTTTGAAAGACGCCAGATCTCCGGCTAATCCTACCAAACTGGTACTCATATCAGCAGCCTGCTGAGTATTTAAACCCAGGGAGGTTGCCATATCGCCATACTTAGCAGCCATATCCAGTGCGGTTCCTTTAGCAATACCGAAGGATTTTAAGGTAGTCTTCGACCAGTCTTTTACCTGCCCGGCATTATCCTTGAAAGCTACATCTACCTTATTTATTGATTCCGACATATCAGAGGCGAGTTTAAATGAAGCTGCCGCTGCGCCTGCAATAGGTAGGGTAAGAGATGCTGTCATGGTCTTGCCCATGCTTTCGAGTTTGCTTCCGACCGCCTGCATTTTCTGCCCAAATCCCTGCATTTTGGTTTCAGCCGTTTTTAATCCATTGGTTACTCCGGATACATCCGCACCCACTTTAACAATGAGCTGCGCCAGTGTCGACATCTTCTCACCTCCTCAAATCATCGCCGCCAAATGCTTTATTGAGCCTTTCAATAATACTTAGCTGTTCTCGCCAATCCTGCCTTTGGGGCCTCTCTGCTTCCTTTCCGCCCCTGGTTGGCATGAAATCCTGGGGAGTAAAAGGCTGTTTCTGTTTCTTAGCATCCCGGTATGGCTCAGCGATTACCGCACAAATGAGTCCCACCCGAAAGTCTTCAAGCTCTTGTTGCTTATTCCAAGCTTCTATCTCTACAGAAAGTTCAGCCGGAGTTAGCTGCCAAAAACGAATGGCATCCACCCCGGCCATTGCTGCACTCCGCAGGGCTTGCTCCCAGTCCCAGGGAGTGCTGTCTAGTTTGGGTCCGGTTCCTCTGTCTTTCCCATAGCAATATTAATTGCTTCGCCAACCTTTTCAGCTACATATTCAAATCCGGCTTCATCAATTAGGTCACCTGCAGTATCAAGAGAGAGGGATTTATCCTCATGCAGCAATCCCGCCCAGAGCATAGCCCGGATTTCCTTTATGCCGAAGGATGCTCCAAAATCAGAAATAGGGCGGCCTAAGACTTCCTCGACTTTGACCAGGGCATTGGTATTCAGTCTGATGTTTCTTGGTTTATCAAGGGTAATTAATATCGATGGTTTCATTGCTTACCTCCCTAGCTGGCGGCTCTGACGATCTGGATGGTGTAGGTTCTGGGAGCCTTGCCTGTCTCTGTTACAACTATTTTTACTTCAGTGATTGAACCTGCGGCACCCAGAGGAATCGCACTGGACGGTACACCCGATGCCACGGTATTGCCGTTGACAGTAATAGTTCCGGCAGCTGCGGTCGGGGTTACGGTTACGCTGCTGACAGCAGTTAAAACATTGGCAACATATTCATAGGTGGTACCTGCCGGAGCGGGGACAATAACCGCATCATTGCTTATGCTGAAGAAAGGTGTGGTCAGCCCGGTACTGGCATTGATACCCAGAGTCGGCTTACCAGCTATTTTTAAGGTTGCTGAGAACCCCATCTGTTTTTCCAGCGGCGAACTTATCGAAAACTTGGAAACTACCGCTGTAAATGTCCAACTGGTTCCCTCCGGGAAAGTAATCACAAAGTTTTGTAATGTGCCTGCTTCCAGATCGTTTTTTAAACCGATCTGGCCATCAGTATCGGTGGCCAGAAAGTTGCCTTCTATAACGACTTCACCAGCTTCTCTGATTTTGGCGGCTACAAACTCGCGATAACCCCCGGTAGAATCGTGGGTGGTAACATCGATAAACTCCTGGGATAGCTCTATGTCTCCAATATTATTTAGCTCGGCTACAGGGGTGCCATTGCGGGTTAATATGGTCCCAAACGCCGCAGTTGCCGACGTGGTCATGTTTCTTACCTCCTTTAATCCGTATAGAATATGTCAAAATCCATATCAATCTCGTATAAATCCAGGTCGTCCCGCCATGCGGAAACCTCGTTTTCCTGGTATGCATAGCCTATTTTGTTATTAGTTTTCGGCCATGCCGTCATAGCTAAGGAAACCTGGTCAGCAATTAATCTAACCAGATCCCTTGAAGGAGCATAAGCAGAAATCTGGATTGAAATTATACTGGTGCCGTTATATCCTCCGTAGGTGTAGTTTTTATCCCTATATATCTCTAAGTAGCACAGATAGGGGGCTTCTGTTTTTTGCGGCACATGGTCGGGGTAGATTTTCGAGCCGATAAGAGCCCATAAATCGGCAAATCCTCTTAATTGGGTGTATAGATCAGACTCAAAACTCACTTAACCGCCCCCTTTAAGGCTCGTCTGATGTGATTTTCAATGATTAGGACTACCTGTTTCTTGTTGTTTTTATAGGCCGGGCGCATAAACGGGTGCGGTCTGACGGCCTTTTTGCTCTTTTTTCGCTTGCCGCGCTTGGTTCTTTCTATGCTCATGGCAGCACCAGGTGCCCGGTGGCCGTATTCGACCGCCGCAGGTATGTAGTAATGCGCCCCGGCTTTGGTAGTGGTTTTGAACTTATCGTTCATACGGGCGTCCATTCCCGCTCCGGCAAAGGCTTTGCTGGCATTTTTATCCCAGGTAATCTGGCTGATAATTCCCCTAGACAGATTACCGCTGATGTTGTGGACACGGCTCTTGGCATCATCCCGGATGAGATCGGCACCTTCTTTTACCGCCGGACCGAGAGACTTTTGCACCTCATTCGCTGTGTTCCGGCATTTTTGCATTGCTTCCCGCAGCCCTTCAATCTCGGTTTTTATCCTCATGACTTAACCGCCTCTCTGCACAAGAGATACATTTCGCCATGGCGACGCCGGGATTCATCGATGTACAGAATATCTAAAATCTTTTCCTGCCAGTCTATCCGCATGGTTGTTAATATTCCGTCCAGATAACGGATTTTTATTTTATGGGTGGCTTCGGCCACCAGCTGCGGGCCATATGATTTCTCGGTACCTGAAAGAGTTGTTACCTGTGCCCAGACAGTTTTCCAGGATGCCCAGGCAGATATTTCTTCGCCTGAAGCTCCCCGAGTAGTTGTATAGTTTTGAATATTAATCCGCTGATCCAGATCGCCGGTTCTCATGCCATCACCAGCCATCCCTGCGGTAGGCGAATAAAAGCCTGGCTATTACGTCAATTACTGCTTTTATATCCGCCTTTTCCCGCTCTTCATAGAGATTAGCCACAGCATAAAGTACTGATTGCTTCACTGCTTCCGGGATAACGGTGAAGTCGGCGAGGGAACAGCGCAGTATATCTGCACATAATTCCTCAGCTGTATTAATAAAATTGGTGATGAGCGTATCTTCCTCATCACCGTCAACCCTTAAATATAGCTTTGCTTCATCAAGTGAAATGACCAATACGCCCACCTCCTTTTATTACTCCGCTGCCATTAATCCTGCTGTTCTCAGTTTGGCCAGGAGTGCATTAAAATCGGTTACCAGACCGGCTACCTCTGTGGCGATACTGTCTGCCTGGACCGCAGCAGTTTTAGCGGCTAAGGCATCGTTTAATACCTTGCCCTGTTTGGCTGACAGTGCGCTGGTAGCCGATTCTGAATTGAGCGCATCAACAACAGGGGCGGTCACAACCCCTTCCACACTTGCCCCTTCACTGATTGTCAGCTTGCCACCGGGCGCAATCTCAAGTGATCCGCCGATAACGGTTTTTTCGCCGCCCTGCTCGGTATAATTTTTAACATTGCTCATAAAGTATCACCTACGCTTTCATCTGCAGTACTTTAATGGCTTCTGCCAGGATCAGCTTACCGTCGACCCTCTGGGTTGCCTTGAACCCGACCTGGCCATTGGCAGCAAAAAGCTCGTTTAACCTCTGGAATGACCGGCCCTGTCTGTCAGCTACCCAATAGTACCCGAAGTCACCGAAAGCGATTGTCTTCTTGGCCGATGCAATAGTTGGCACGTAAGCCGAGGTCTTAACGGGCCGGTTCAAGATGGTATCCGGCTGCCCGGCACTGATGGAGGGCTGCCACAGGTACTGCCCGTTGCCGTCTTTCAGCTTTCTAATGGCTTTGACAGTCGCATCGTTCATGACGAATACTGCATTTTTACGATATGGTGATTTTAAGCTGTAGAAAAGGTCCATGACCTCATCCACCGTAATGGCTGTTGCTGAAGCAGCGGTAACACCCAGTTCCGCTCCACCGGTAGCGTTTAGAATACCGGTTGGTTTGCCCGTAGCATCTCCGATGAAGAAGGCTTCTTCCTCCTTTGCCCCGATTCTGCGGGCAAATTCCTTGGCGATATATGATTCCAGGTTAAACACACTGTCATTTAACAGTTCCTCAGATACCTTGATCATAGTTGCCAGCTTATATGCTCCGATAGAAACCTGCCCGAAGGCATCGTCTGATTCTGGGATTGCACCTTCTTCGTCAACCCAGGAAGCGGTACCCTTGGATGAAACCACTGGAATTTTCCTGTCTCCTGAAGATGTGGTAATTACCTTGGCCAGCTGCCTGAAGATGTTCTCTTCTTCGAGAGCTTCGATCAAAGTGCGCTCAAATTCGTCCGGTACCAGGTATCCGCCCTCTGAATCAGTACCTACCTGCAGAGCATTTAGGACTTCGTAGCCTGCCGCCTTGCTGCGCATTACATTCCAGAATGCTCGTTTATACTCATCACTGGCTCTGCCGGATTTGCCCTCACCATTTGGATGGTCGGGCTTGTTGGTTATAGGCGTATTGATAGGTTTATTAAGTTCTGCATCGAGTGCCTGCTGGCGTTCCAAACGGTCGATTTCTTTGCCCAGGTTTACCACATCAGCCTCCATCTTTTCATAGGCAGCAACATCCTCGGCTGAAATAAGCCCGTCAGATCCGCGTTTGCTGTCCAGAAATGCCTTGGCTGCTTCCCATGCCTTAGACCTTTTTTCACGCAGTTCTAAAATTTTACTCATGGTTATTCCTCCATTTCTAATGTTTTAAAATGCTCAGCCGCTTTTCCAGGTAACTGAGCGGGGTGCCGGTTTGGGTTTTAGGATTATTTGCTTGTTGAAGCGGCAGTTTTTTAACCAGCGCATTGGTAACCGTCATTTTGTCAAAAATAAAAGCCGCCCTCGGCGACTCTGTTGCAGTATTTTCAGTTGTGTAAAGCACTTTATCGGCAAAGCCTAGCTCCACCGCTTTCCAGGCATTAAACCAGCTTTCGGCATCCATCATGTGCGATATTTTAGCTCTCGACAGGCCGGTTTTCTGTTCGTAGGCATTGATGATGCTCTCTTTAACCTCGGAGAGCATGGCAATACCGCTCTGAAGGTCAGCTACCTCTCCAAATATGACGGTTGCGGGGTTGTGAATCATCATCATGGCAACGGGCGACATGTAAACCTCATCGGCAGCCATAGCAATTACTGAAGCCGCACTGGCGGCCAGCCCTTCAATCTTTAATGTGATCTGGCCTGGATATTCCTTTAACATGGTGTATATCTGGCTGGCGGCAAAGACATCTCCCCCTGGGGAGTTAAGCATAACCGTGATATTTCCGTCTGAGGAGTATAGCTCGTCTTTAAACTGCTTGGGGGTAATATCATCATCAAACCAGCTGTCCTCGGCTATATAGCCGTCTAAAAAGAGAGTCCGGTCCTGCTCGTTTTTGAGCCAGTTCCAAAACCTTCTGTTCATTTTATGCCTCCTTTCCGTTCGTATTGGCGTATGCGCCCACATCTTCAAGCTTGAGCATGTTGCCGTTCATGGCATAGACATCTCCATGCTCGATGCTGTTCATATTTTCTAAAGCTCTCACATCGTTGGGGCTTAAGAAACCGTTTTGAATACCCACCGCATAGCCCTGCATTCTTGATGCATAGTCACCACGCAGTAATCCATCCACTACAAAACCCACAAAATACTGGCGTTTCTCACTCTTGGTGAGCAATGCTTTGTTCATTCCCTGCTCAAGCCTTACCAGCCAGGGCCGGATGGTGTGGACTACAAAACTAATGGATTGATGTTCAATGTTGCTGAAGGTTGCCTTGTCGAGATTCGCTACCAAATGGGGCGGTACCCTGAAGATCCGGCAGATCTCCTCGGTCTGAAACTTTCTTGTTTCTAAAAACTGTGCCTGCTCCGGCGGAATGCCGATGGACTGAAACTTCATGCCTTCTTCCAGAACCGCTACCCGGTGAGCGTTTCCGCTTCCCTGATATACGGCGTTCCAGCTTTCCCGGATTCGGGCTGGATCTTTTACAACACCGGGATGCTCCAAAACCCCTCCGGGATTGGCACCGTTGGCAAAGAACTTGGCACCGTATTCTTCGGTGGCTATGGCCATGCCGATAGCATTTTTGGCCATGGCAATGGGGGAGTAGCCCACCAGCCCGTCAAAGCCAAGCCCTGGTATATGGAGCACTTCTTCCGGCCGGAGAATGATGTAGCCGGTATCCTTCCGGTATTCGTAGAAAAGCTCACCGGTTAAGGTTCTATCTACGGTCATCCGATCCGGCAGCAAAGGGTAAAGTGCCAGCACATTACCACGGCCATCTCTTATAATCTGAGCGTAGGCATTTCCCCATAATAAAAGATGACTCATCAGTGTTTCTCTGAACACAAATGAAGTCATCTCCGGGTTCGGCTCGTCATGGAGCAGGGAATATATCTGGTGGTCCACGGCTTTTTCCTTGCCGTTGTCAGTATATCGGTAGAGATTGAGCGGCAGGCTGGCGATGGTCTCCGCCAGGATTCTGACGCAAGCATAAACAGCAGTGGTCTGCATGGCGGTTCGTTCATTGACAGCTTTGCCGCTGGTGGTACCGCCGAAGAAAAAGCTGTACGCACTGCCGTACAGGCTATTTTGGGGAGATGCTCTTGGCTGAATAAACCTTGATAATATAGGTATTCTCATTATAAATCCTCCTAAAAATGAGCATAAAAAAACCGCCCATATTTTGAGCGGTCTTAACCTTTGCTATTAGCAGGTGAGTTATCAACAAATATATAGATTTATATCATTCATTTTGCATATTACAATAGTTGGTACTCAACCAGCTCCCAGGCTTCACTATATCCAATACTTAAGTGGCAGTTTATATTTCCTTTTTTATCTTTAAAGCATTTTACGTTATGTCCAGATAAAACTTCCTTTACTTCAATAATAGTATCTTTATATTTGTTATTCTTTTCAGCATCCCTTCCCCAACCTATTATTGTTAACTCCGAATCATTCAATGCCTCTTTAATAAATTCAATATTTTCCTGCTCATGTTCACTCGATCTTAATTTGAGATTTTTTTGAACTTTATCTCTATATGCAAATAAATTGACTATGTTTACACTGCCATAATTGTTATTAATCAAGTAATTAGTAAGGTTCATGACCGTTTTATCCATGATTAACTCCGTTGCATCACTAGGATTAATACCAATAAAGGTTGCTTTTGGCATTTCTTCATTCCATATCTTTTTTAGTATATATCTATATTTTTTATCATCTGAGTAAACCGCTATGTTTTTAATACAGCTTTCCCCGGTTAGCATTCTAAATCCCCCTCATTTACAACAACTTCAATTGACTTGTCAACATTATAAAAGTATGTTGCCTTTTTCACGCCTTTAGTGTTAATTGGTACATTTTCTTTTTGCAATTTGTATCCAAACACAAATTTGAAAACAAACCCCCAAAAAGCTCCCATTGCTTTTTTTTCAAAATCACTAAATTCCTGATTGAGATTATTGTTTGACATTAGAAACACTTTGACCGGTGGAATTCGCATTACGTCATTGCAGAAAATTATGTGGTTCATAAGTTTCACATCATTGATGGTGTTTAAGCACTCTACCCACAATAATCCTGAACCTGGGAAGTTTGAAAAAGGCTTATATATTCCTGCAAAGTCAGCGTTGATTCTTGAAATAATCGATGATGGGGAAATAACCATAATAACACTCCTTATATACTTTATTTAAGACCATATATTTTATAGGGTATTAAATAAAGTATATTAATAGAGCTGTTATTTGTCAATAAAGAATTTTACAGTATTATTATCCCTCTCTCATCATACACACTACCATTGTTACCCCCATTCCGAATAGCCCGATCCAATGCCATTATCGTAGCTACCGCACCATCAATCTTCTCAGTGCTTTTTTCTTTGTCAGGCTTGATGTTTCCGGCTGGGTCAGTACGAATAAAAATGTTATCCATCATCCAGCGCAGAACTGGCTGACCACCATGAGCAATCTTTTCTTCCAGGGTTAGTTTCATCAGTTCCTTGGTAGGAGGGGACATATCCTTGAAGCCCTGGCCGAAAGGCACCACTGTAAAACCAAGTCCTTCAAGATTCTGCGTCATCTGCACCGCTCCCCAGCGGTCAAAGGCGATTTCCCTGATGTTGTATTTAGTACCAAGCTCCTCAATAAAGCTTTCAATGAATCCGTAATGTACAACATTACCTTCAGTAGTTTTCAGGAATCCCTGTTTCTGCCACAGGTCATAGTTAACATGATCGCGCCGGACCCGAAGGTCGAGGTTTTCTTCCGGTATCCAGAAGTAGGGGAGAACATGAAATTTATCATCCTCGTCAACCGGGGGAAAGACCAGCACAAAAGCTGTAATATCAGTCGTACTGGACAAGTCTAATCCACCATAACAGATCCGGCCTTTGAGGTTTTCTGGTTCAACATTAAAGGCACATTTGTCCCACTTTTCCATAGGCATCCAACGAATTGCCTGTTTGACCCATTGATTAAGACGCAGCTGTCGGAAGCTGTTCTCCTCAGCAGGGTTTTGTCTGGCGCTCTCACAGGCGGCCTTAACCTTGTCAATGCCTACTGTGATACCCAGCGAGGGATTGGCTTTTTTCCACACCTTTGGGTCAGTCCAGTCGTCTTCTTCCTCCGCGCCGTAAATTACCGGATAAAAGGTCGCGTCGTGCTTCCGGCCGGTCAGCAGGTCTTTGGCCTTTTGATGCACCTCATAGCAGATGCTGTTGACATTATCACCTGCGGTGGTGATCAGGAAATAGAGCGGCTGCATTCTCGCGTCGCCGGAGCCTTTGGTCATAACGTCATACAGTTTTCGGTTCGGCTGGGTATGCAGTTCATCAAACACCACACCATGGATGTTGAAACCATGCTTCGAATAGGCTTCAGCCGACAACACCTGGTAGAAGCTGTTGGTCGGCAGGTACACGAGCCGCTTGGTGGAAGCCAAGAGCTTGACGCGCCGGTTTAAGGCCGGGCACATCCGCACCATATCGGCAGCAACCTCAAATACGATGGAAGCCTGCTGCCGGTCAGCGGCGCAACCATAGACCTCGGCCCGTTCTTCGCTGTCACCACAGGTCAGAAGGAGAGCGATTGCTGCGGCTAGTTCAGATTTACCCATCTTCTTAGGGATTTCAACATAGGCGTTGGTAAACTGCCTATAACCGTTGGGCTTTAAAATCCCGAACACATCGCGGATGATTTGCTCCTGCCAGTCAATCAGATCAAAGGGTTTACCGGCCCAGGTGCCTTTGGTGTGGCAGAGGCATTCTATAAAGGAAACAGCGTAGTCGGCGGCAGTCTTGTTATAGACTGAATCTTTGGCCATGAATGCTGTCGGCTTGTACTTCTTCAGTTTACGCACGCTCGCTATCTCCTTTATAAAAATGACCAAACAAAAGGAACCCCTTGCAGAGTCCCTTCATGATTTCTATCAGTTGTTGTTTATTCATAACCCCCGGCTAGAGTATGGGGAGTCTAGCCATCAGGGTTTTATTCGTCCTCAATCGTTCCCGCCGAAGCGCTGACTGCGTGGCGCAGGATATCAACATCAAAACCTGCCGTCTTATATCCTTCCAGAATTGTGCTGTAATAATAACAGCTGGGCGTTCCTAGTGGTCGGTTATCATTCATGATGTACGCCATTGCCGTTACCTTTTTACCTTCTATACAAACCTCGAGATTTTCTTTGCGGTAGAGAAAAGGGAATCCTTCGTAACGGTCAAGCGCCGCCTCATCTGCCGGGGTAATCTCCCATACCAGAACCGGAACACTGCCGCCTTTCATCGGCTCTATTGTAGCCACCGCGCTTTTGCGACCACCCCTAAACAGAAGCTGGTAATTCTTAATTGCTGTGGCACCCACAATCCTTGCATTAGGACAGCGCCAGGCCATCTGCTCTATATTAAGGTTGGAACCGTAGGCCAGGTAAGCTTTGTTCATCAAATGTACCTCCTTCGATTACTGCTTAAGGTTGGCTGCCGGGCCGGTGCGAGGCCGCCCGGCGTGCCTTGCTTGTATCATTTACGCAGCTGGGCGAAAGCGCCAGGCTGCGGAGCCTCCCAGGTGTTTGCAAAGGTGCTCGCGGCAGTTTTTGAACTCTTCGCCGATGAAGCCGATTCGATTCAGGTAGGTTCGCATGGCGAATTTTTCGTTTTCAACCTGCGGCTTTCTCGCGCTGGCGCTCTTTTGGGTCAGGGCCTGATGGTTGATGGCCAGGGCTAAAACAATGTAGCTTCTGATTTTGCCTGCGTGCATTTCGCTGTTGAAGCCCCTTAACTCGACCGTGTGGTTGCCGTGCCAAAAACTGTGTAGGTTCAAAAAGTGGTAACGGCTTTCATGGTAGTGGCGGCTGCGGCTTTCGCAATAACCTTCGTACCAAAGCTCCTCAAGCTCCCGCATGGTTTTTGGTTTTCTGGTGTTTATCTTTTCCACCAGGGCCGCGTCCATCTTCTTGCAAAACCTCATCCGCTCCCGCTCAATCTGCAGGGCTTTGTAGAAAAGGTCGTTCTTGCTGGCGATGATGTTTATGAAGTTGCGGATGCTCCTGGGGTTATGGTTTGTTCCATCCAAGTGTATGTGTATCCCGCAGGAGGGGTTGGTAAAGGCTCCGGTTTTGCGAAGCTTTCTGACCAGCTCCTGCAGGGTTTCGATATCCTCGCGGTAGGTAAGAATCGGGCTTACCAGTTCAACGCTGTATTCATGTTCCGCGCTTATCTTTCTGCCGTTCACCTTTACTTCCCGGCGGATGCTGGCGTCGCTCATAAACTTCCAGGTGCGTCCATCCGGAGTATGCACCTTTTTGGTGTCGTAGCTGTCCCGGCAGGTTTCAATCCTGCCGGTTAAGAATTCGGCTGCTACCTCGGCAGCCTGGCTTCTGGTAATTCCGGTAAACTCAATCTCGATTCCAAACTTGGTGTTAAACATGTTATCCGGCTCCTTTCAGGTGTGTTTTTTCGGTAGTACATATATCACTCTGAAAGGGCTATATAGCAAGGGTTTTCAGCAATATAAATGGCTGAAATCTGCATGAATTTCGGACCTTTTTATCAGGGTTATTCATCGATTTTTCTGATTTCATCCTCGCCAAAAACTGCCCCCAACTTGCTGCCGGAGTCCCAGTTAACAAATACGGTGCCGGTATCATCAACTGCTGATACGCTGCCCCGGTCGCCGGGCTTCAACCTGGTATACGGGTCCTCCATACGCACCAGTTCTACCCGCGTACCCGGAGGATAATATGACCTGAGTGCCGTTAACATTTCCGGATGAATTTCCTTCATGCTTCCGGCACCTCCTCAGGATTGCGCTGACCGTTTTTAAAAGCGGCGCTTCCGGTTAGCCTGGAGAGCAGGACCTTGCGTTCTTCTTTGTATTCCGGCCCGATAAAACCCAGGCGGAGAAGGAAGCAGCGGAAAGCGTACTTCTCATTATCGACGGGCCTTTCGGTAGCAGTTATCCGCTGCTGGGTCTTGGCCATCGAGCAAAGCGCTCCGATAAAGCGGGCATAGGCGTTGACTTCTTCCGCAGTCAGGCTTCCGGAAAACCAGGGGAAACGCAGCCGGTCTTCGGTCTGTTCGATCGGGAGCCGGTCAGTACCCAGGGCTTTCTTGATAAGAGTTGCTTTGCTCTGGACCAGGCGCTCCAAATTGGCAATGGCGGTTTCGGAAAAGCCCTCCCTGGGCATCTCAATAACCAGATCGTTCGTTGCCTCGAACTGAAATCCGCGCCGGTCAAGTTCGTTTAACAGCTGCTCAGCTTCCTCTCCGCTGTTCATTTCACTGGTGGTGAGGGTGCCTTCCTTGTTGATAACATACTCTCCGATAACATAAGCGAAGGTCGGCGCGCCTTTGTATTCCGGCGCGGTGTTCAGAACTTCACTGATCGCCATTACGAGTTCTTTGCGCCTTGCGCCGGTAACGTTAAATTTAAATTCCATGGGATCGACCACCTTTCTGTTTTGGTAGTCATATACATCACTCTGTGCGGGTGTAATAGCAAGCCTTTACAGCAGTTTTTGCGCATTTTCAAAGGGCATTTTTTGACCGCCGCGTATAAGGAAAACATCAGCGGCTGAGCCTTTGAACTCAACGTATCTCTTCACAATAACGTCACAAAATTTCTCATCTATTTCCGCGGTGTGGCAAATCCTGCCAGTCTGTTCACAGGCGATAAGAGTGCTACCCGAACCGCCGAACGGGTCTAAAACTATACAGCCCGTCATACTAGAGTTGAGTATAGGGTAGGCTACCAGGGGAACGGGCTTCATGGTCGGATGGTCAGCGTTTTTCCTGGGTTTGTCGAACTCCCAGATGGTAGACTGCTTACGGTCGGAATACCAAGCATGCTTGCCCGCTTTCTTCCACCCAAACAGGATCGGCTCATGCTGCCATTGGTATGGCGAACGCCCCAGCACCAGCGACTGCTTCTTCCATATACATGTTCCCGACAGATAGAATCCCGCGTCCAAAAACGCTTTGCGGAAATTAAATCCCTCGGTATCGGCGTGAAATACATAAATACTGGCATCCTTCGCCATGGCTTTTTCGGTTAGCGTAAAAGCGTCCAGCAGGAACTGGTAGAACTTTTCGCCTGCCATGTTGTCGTTTTTGATTTTACCCGCCATACCTTTATAGTTAACGTTGTATGGAGGGTCTGTCACCACCAGGTTGGCCAGGCTGCCATCCATAAGCAGGGTATAGGTATCAGCTTGGGTACTGTCACCGCAGACCAGACGGTGCGGCCCCAACAGCCACAGGTCGCCCGGCTTAGTTATAGCGGGCTTGGCGAGTTCGCCTTCCACATCGAAGTCGTCGTCTTTAACATCATCGGCACCGCCCATTAGCTTATTCAGTTCCGCGTCGTCAAAGCCGAGGAGCGACACATCAAAGTCAGCAGCCTGTAAATCGGCAATCTCCACAGAAAGCATTTCAGCGTCCCAGCCAGCGTTCAGAGCCAAACGGTTATCGGCCAGGATATACGCTCGTTTCTGGGCTTCAGTCAGGTGTTCCGCGAACACGCAGGGAACCTCGGCGATACCTTCTTCTTTGGCAGCCAGGATACGCCCGTGTCCGGCGATAACATTAAGGTCTTTATCTACTATGACCGGGTTTACGAAACCGAATTCCCGTAATGACGCTCTAAGCTGGAGTATCTGCTCCTTGTTGTGGGTGCGGGCATTGCGGGCATATGGCACCAGCCGGTCGATATTCACTTTTTCAAAACGCTCGGTTGTGTTCATCTATTCCTACCGTCCTTTCCTGCCTGATAGCAGGGCTTCCATAATGTCGTCCTGCGGATTGCCGACAAAGGCAGTGGTGCAATTCTGTTTGACGATGTCAAAAATTTCGTACCAGATGAGGTTCGCCTGTTTCTGAAACGATTGACTCATTTGCACGAACGGACTGGCCATCGCGCCGCCCGTGGTCGGGTGCTTACCTAAAAGTCCGTAGGTACTGATAGCTTCCTCACACTGGATGTAGCGCGTGAACGCCTGGGCGTAGGCTTCAATCAGCCGCGGGTTGACGAACTTCTCACACCCGCGCTCCTTTAGCCATTTCCAGGTTTCTTTGAACAGATCGTCAGCACCCAGGGGTTTACCGTCTTTTTGTCTGGAGCTGAGGTAATCGCTCGGCGCGGGCATGTCTTCTCCATACAAATCCGCCGCATCATCAAGGTCACCCGCTTCCAGCATCGACTCAGGATGCAGTTCGGGGGCTTCTAAAATTTTTGCGACCTTTCCGGTTGTGATTTTGTCAGCCAGAGGCTGCGGCTTGTCGCCAGCGCGAACCCGGCGGCCACCTCTATTCGTTCCGTCTTTTGCCACAAACCTTCACCTCCTTGCTGTGGCGGGGTTTAATCCCCCGTTTGAACCGTAATTTTTGTGCGCGAAGGGAGCCGCCCGTTCTCCTGGGCAGGGCGGAAGAGATTTTGATCCCCCTGGGGGGTGGGACTCATTTCCTCCAGCGACCGCCTTCGCGGGCAGTAATCTCCGAGTGGCAGGATGTACACAAACTCATAAGGTTGCTCTCGGCGTTGCTTCCCCCTTGGGAGAGCGGCTGAATATGGTGTACTTCCTGTGCTGGCGTGACCCGTCCGAGACTCGCACACTTCTCGCAGAGAGGATTCGCAGCAATATGTCGGTCACGAATGCGCTTCCAGTTACGTCCGTAACGTTTTTTTACAGCCGGGTCCCGCTGGTGCTTTTCATATTGCTTGTTGGTCAGTTTTTGGTGCTCCTCGCAGAACTGCACGTTCGTCAGCTTGGGACAGCCAGGATAACTGCAGGGCCGCTTGGGTTTCCTTGGCAAAATTCATCACCTCTATTCGGGCAAAGAAAAAGCCTCCACGGGTTTTCCCATGAAGGCGCTCTTGATCTTTAGCATTTTTCTATTCTAATTATTGCATAGGTTCATACTCTCTTTTTATCAACTTTACTCTCCACTTTAGGTACATTCACACATTTTAAAGCTCTTTCATGTAGTCGAAAAGCATACTGCAGACTGTACCCCATATCAACCGCAATCTGCTCCCAGGTCTTGAAAGAAAGGTAGCGCAGCTCCAGAAGCGACTGGTATTCAGGATTCTCAATGGCTTTTATTGATGCAACCACGCCTCTCTTTAAATCCACCAAATTATCAATGTCCTGGTTGATATCGTTTTCCAGATCAATGATTTTAACTATAATTCCTTCCATAGAATGAATATTCTTGTTGGGGTTATGCGGCACATCTGAAAGCGTTGCGGTTGCTTTCTTAGCTAGCTCCCTGAGCGAAGCAACCTGTTCAAGTTTGCTGTTGATACGCTGATCAATTCGGTAAGCCTGCGAAAGATATTCTTTAGCAGTCACAGTCTGCACCACCTTCCAGCCAGGGCATTTTGCCGTGGTAATAAGTATCTGCAATGTGTTTCTGGTATTTTTGATCCAAGCTTGCCAGTCTGGCATTGGCTTTTCTACGGGATTCTATCGCCTGCTCTGGGGTGTTAAAGAAAGAGCAGCTTATGCCGGGGCATTTTATAACGGTTAATACCTTACATTGGTTATAACCGTTTAAAGCAAAACATCTATTATTCATAAAGGCTAACACCTCCAATCCTGGCTTTTACCGCTTCAATCAGGGCGGTCTGGGTCTTGTCCTTTCTTTCCAGGGCACGCATCACATCTTCATCAATGGTTCCTTTGGTAATGATGTGGTGGATGACGACCGTATCCTTCTGGCCTTGCCGCCAAAGCCGGGCGTTGGTCTGCTGGTAGAGTTCCAAACTCCAGGTTAGGCCAAACCAGGCAAGGGTTGAGCCGCCCGCCTGCAGGTTGAGCCCATGCCCAGCCGACGCCGGGTGAATGACAGCCAGAGGTATTTCACCGTCATTCCAGCGTTTAATAGAATTACTGCTATCCAGCTTCTCTGCGGGGAAGCGCGTCAGTATCCGATCCAGGTCATGCTTAAACCAGTAAGCCACCAGAACAGGTTTGCCGTTCGCCGCTTCGATAAGATCCTCCAGGGTATCCAGCTTGCGGTCGTGGATATGCGCCACACCTTTGTCCTCGTCATACACCGCGCCGTTGGCCATCTGTAGGAGTTTACTGGAAAGCGCCGCGGCGTTGGCTGCATCGATCTCCGCATCTTTAAGGGATACCACCAGTTCACGCTTCATCACCTGGTAACAGTCCATCTCTTTCTCCGAAAGCCTGACCAAGATCTCGTTCATCATCAGTTCCGGCAGCTTCAGATAATCGGTGTTTTTCATACTGATGGTTATGTCCGAGATCAATTTATATATGGCTTCCTCGGCACCGGGCCGTGGCTTATATGAAAACACCATCTGCTGGTTTCGTTTGTCCGGGACAAAATAGTTGTTTCGGAAGTGGGATATGTATCTTCCCAGCCGCTGCCCCATGTCCAGGATACCGATTTCAGCCCACAGGCCCATCAGCCCGTTGGCTGAAGGCGTTCCAGTAAGACCCACCATCCTCCCAACTCCGGGGCGAACCTTGCGCAGGGCTTTGAATCTTTTGGAACTGTTATCCTTGAAAGAACTCAATTCATCGATTACCACCATATCGTAGTCGAAGGAAAGCCCGCTTTTATTAATCAGCCAGTCCACGTTTTCCCGGTTGATGAGATAGACCTGCGCTCTTTGCAAAAGAGCCGCTTTCCGCTGGGTTTCATTGCCTATGGCCACCGAGCAGGTAAGCCCGTCCAGATGATCCCATTTATCGATTTCAGCCGGCCAAATGTCTCTGGCTACCCGCAGAGGGGCAATGACCAGTACCTTACGGACCAGAAAACTATCCAGGGCAAGGTCAAAGATGGCGGTCAGTGTAATGACGCTCTTGCCGAGTCCCATTTCAAGTAAGATTGCGGCTATTGGATGCTCGAGTACAAAGCGGGTGGCGTATTCCTGGTATTCATGAGGATTGTATTTCAATGAGTATCCCTCCAATCTGCTCCGGATCATCCAGAACATATACCTTAAATCCCAAGCGTCGCAGCATCTCATGCCGCTTTTTCTGTAAAGGCCGGGGAGTCATTCCATGCGCTTTGACCTCAACAAAAGCAATTTTGCTGCCGGGCAGGAGCACCAGCCGATCAGGCACTCCATCGAACCCCGGAGAAGCAAACTTCAAAGCCAGACCACCAGCCAGCTTTGCCGCCCGGACAAGTTTTTGTTCAGTTACTTTTTCTCTCATAAATCCTCCTGTGCCGATGTTTGTGCCCAAGTCCTCCCAACTCTTTACGCGCATATATGCACCCATTACGTGCCTATCTATCCTTTTTTCATTACATACAACATTTAATAGATGAATTATCGGCACAATAGGAACAGGCAGGGCAAGAAAGCTGGTAAATAAGGGGTTTGCATCCCTGCCGATGGGCTGAAGTCTTGGCATGGCTGGAATGGAAGGCATATACCTAAACCTCCTTATCGGAACGAACAAACACCCGTTGGGGTCCATACAGCGGCAAATGCTTTTTGCCAGTTTTGTTGCCAGTAAATTTTGTCCAGCCGCCAATCTTGTTAAGGATGCTTTCAATCTCGTAGGAGTCACCCTTTTTGATGGTCTCGCGACTCTTACAGAAGCACTCGCACCATATCTCCATAATACAGACCTGGTTACGTCGCAGAGTTCCTTTTTGCATAGTTCCTCCAAATTCACCGCCGTTCAGGTAATTCCGGCGGGCATATAAGTCCATACCGTCCCAGTTCTCCGGAAAAAGCGTATTCAGGTACTCGGCAACCAGTCCCTCCCGATCGTCGCCCTCCATCGCATCGCGTTGCTGGGTCACGGCTTCTTCCGCAAGACCGCCTTTCAGGAACAGCTCTTCCCCGGCATTGTACCTTTCGGCCGCTTCAGCCCAAATCTGATCAACCTCCGTCAGTTCCCAGGCGTGGTACTTACACGCTCCGGTAACACGAACCGGCCAGAACCGGCGGTTGCCCGTAATATCGCGGAGGAAGCCGCCGTCGCTGTTGGTGGTGCCGACGATGATGCAGGACCGGGGATGGCTTTCCACGGTTACGCCGTAGGATTGGCGGTACTTATCATCAACGCGGGTGATGAAGGATTTCACCGTTTCCACATCCATCTTCTTAATCCCGGCCAGTTCCCCAAGCTCCAATATCCAGTAGCCCTGCAGCTTCTCTGGTGCGGTCTTGTCCTTCATGTCAGCAATGGACAGCGAATCCGAGTACCATTGCTTGCCCAGACGGGCAAACAATGTTGATTTTCCAATGCCCTGTGCACCGTTCAGCACCAGGATGGAGTCGAATTTAACGCCAGGCTGATAGATGCGGGCGACCGCTGCCGTGAGGGTTTTTCTTGTAACCGCGCGGACATAGGGGGTGTCTTCAGCACCCAGGTAGTCGATCAGCAGGGTATCCAGGCGCTCCCTTCCGTCCCAGGCTAATGAGCGGAGATATTCCCTTATCGGGTGGTAAAGCCGTTCCACTGATACTACTCCAAGCAGAGCATCCTTGAATTTAGCCGGCGACCAGATCCCATAGTTGTGCTCAAAGTAAAGTTTCGCGCAGGCCACGTCGGTATCGCTCCAGCCGGGCTTCACCTGCGGCCACGGGAGTTCACCGGTGACATCAATCATGTTTTTAAACTGGTTGAAAACAATAGACTGAAGCCTGGGGTCATAACGCAGAATAACGGAGATGTTGCTGAGTGTATCTTTCACCGCGCCTGTCTTATCAAGTTCCAGCAGGCTCTGCCAGTCTTCCGGGTCAGCGAAGTCGGCTTCAGCCTGTTCCCGCCGTTCCTGTGCGAACTGGGTTTTTACACGCTCGTCTTTGACCGCGAAATCCGACATTGCCTTAAACGATGCCTTTTCTTCCAGATCTCCAAATCTGTGAAGCCGGACCAGGTCAAAGGCGTTCAGCAGTTTTCCACATACTGGGTCAGTGGCATGGTGGGAGTAGGCGAATTTCCCGTCGTATATCACCACACCCGCGCTGCTGTCAGCCGGGCGATAATCGAAACGACCGCCTATTGCGCTGGGTTCATACACATCTGGTAAAAAGGCCGATATGGCATCCTCAATGGAGTACGCCCGGCAGAACACGCCGATCACACCATCTTTGGCAAGCGGGTCTTGCTGCTGTTTCATACTCCGCTGGATCACCTCGGATTGCCGCTTCGATGTAGGCCACAGGGAGCAGTCCCTCCAGTCGGCGTATTTTGATAGATAGGCGTCCGGATCAAGCGGTTCGCCCTCCTTTTCCCGGAACACAAATTCCCCGTCAGACGGCGTAGAAGGCCAGTACATAAGGCGCGACGGTTCATAGGTGGTATCATCGAGCAGGTCGATGCCAATCTCCTTCGCCACCATACGTCCCAGAGCGGGATACTCGTCCTCACTGACCTCGCGGGCCAGCGGAATCACCAGCCGCAGGCGGGGCGCTTCAGGCGTATGTTTATGCGTGGAGTAAATGCAGCACATCCAGTCATGAAGAGACTCTATCTGTTCCCATACACCGGGCAGGGCATAATCCATATCCAGAGTCAGCATTGAACGGCAGGCGACATAGCCGTTCCGCCGCTTTCCTTCCCGAAGAGAACCGCCTACAAAACCGCCTATATCCTTTATGGAATCCTGCTGCGCCTTACTCATCTTGCGGAATTCCGCTACCGTTTCAGTGGTGCGGATTGTTGAACTGACCCGTGCGAGGAAGTTCTCCCAGGCAATATCTTTGTTCTTCCATTTCCTATCCATGCGGCTGTTGCCGACCGCGATCTTCATGGTTCCTGCACCTCCTCGCATTTATCGCTGAAATACCTAATGGGCATAGTGGTCTGTTTAGCTTTACTGATTTCTCCCGCCATGCCGGCCGACAACCGGCTACCGAACACCCACAGCTCATCGCACCTGCCTAGCAGGGCCAGGGCGAAGAATAGCCCGAGTTCACGTTCATTCTGGTCACTGTCATCCATAAACTGCGGGTAGTGGAGATGCGGTGCAAGGGGGATGCACCCCTTGCTGACCGCAAACCGGCAGTAGCCCTGGGCACGGCGGACGTTGCGTCCGGTATCACCGGCAAAAGGAGAACAGATGTAAACAAGGGGGCAATATCCTTTCGCCTTCCACGCCGCACCGGCCGGCTCTTGAACGGTTATATTCGGGGGGCCTTCGGAGTTACGGCCGCCCATCACAGCCCGCTCCTCCGCCGAGAAAGTAGTTTACAAAATACTGCTGCCCCCTGCCCGTCACTTTAGTGGTTTTCGATATGGTTACATGGCCATCCGAGTGGGTTATAGCGGTCTCCTTCACTTTGAAAAGGCCTAGTTCCATGGCTTTCTGGGTCGGCGCGTTATAATCGGTGCCTTTGCGCTTAATAAGGAAACCATCCTGGCGGAGCCTTTCAAACAGCCGGTTCTGGCCGATTTCGATGCCGTTTCCCTTGAGAATTTTCGCCAGTTCGCCGATCAGGATTGTGCCGTCCGATACGGATACGGCGTCGGCAAATACCACCTTCGGTTTATCCTGGACAGCCTGCATCTGAAGCCGTTCCTTTTCCTGGCGTTCTTCTTTCAGGGCGGTCAGCAGCTCGATCCAGGCGTCCGGGTCGTTCATGATTTCTTCCAGTTTGGATGTCGTGATGTAGGCTCCGTGCTTGCGGATCTGGGGAAGTACTTCGCGAGTAATCCAGCGTTTGAATGTCTTGGCTTCAGGTTTGTCGGAGCGCAGGATGACGCTGTAAAGTCCGCTCTCATTGACGATGTTGGTTTGCTGCTGCCGCCCCAGGCTGTCGGTGACGTAAGCCAGACTTACATCATCTTCATCAAGCCGGTCGGCGATCATACGAGCATTGCTGAGTTCCAGTACATCGCACACGTCTTTCAGCACCCACCATGGCTCGCCGTCTCTTTGAATGGTTCTGACTTCTTTCCCCTCATAGGAGAATACCTGTAGTTCGTTCATTTTTCTTTCCTTTCCGAAGGCTCAGTTATTATGGCCTTCGGTATATGCCACGGCATAGAAATAAACCGGACGGGCTTCTGAATTTTTCCTAATCTTTTTTATAGAATGGGCACACATACCCATCGGCACGGAGTAAAAGTCCCTCTGCCCAGCACGGGGTTTCAGACATCATCCGGCAGATCTCTCCCTGCGACACTTCAGTATCTGCTTCGATAACCACCTCGTCATGAACACTCATCACAATGGAATGCCCAGCGCTAGCCAAACGCTGCATGGCGTGACAAAGGATGTCGCGGCTGATAGCCTGGACGATATTCTCCACAAATTTTGGGCCGTAACTTTCGATGCGCTCCCACTTCTTCGTGGCACCAACACCCTCATAGGTGACCGCTTCCCCGCCGAACCGGTTCTGGCCGATTTTAGGTTTTACATACGATAGCCGCCGGCCGGATGGCAACGTTATAAACAGCATTCCGCTGATACATTCAAACCGGATGCCATGGGTATGGGTGATGGTCCGTTCCCGCACTGCTGTCATTGCTGCTTGATCAACATCCCACCACAACCTTGTGATATGGGGATTAGCGTTGCGCCAGGCATTCACCAGCGGCTGGAGCTCTTCTTCAGCAACCCCCATCTCCAGAGCACCCATCGCTTTCAGCGCACCGACTGATCCGCCGTAACCAAGCGCAAGCTCAGCGATTTTCCCCTTCTGCCGGAGCGGGCTGCCCTTGGTGATCTCTTCAATAGAAACGCGGAACATCTGACTGGCTGATGCTTCATATATCCTGCCATGGGTAGCAAAAACCTCGTTGCGCCATGTTTCTCCGGCAAGCCACGCAATAACGCGGGCCTCAATCGCCGAGAAATCAGCTACGATGAAAACAAATCCAGGCTTAGGCACAAAGGCGGTGCGAATCAGTTCAGACAGCACCTCCGGTATGGAGTCGTAGAGCATTTCAAGTGCAGTGAAATCAGCGGCTTTGACCAGGCTTCTCGCCTGGGCCAGGTCTGGAAGGTGGTTCTGGGGCAAATTTTGCACTTGAATCAGTCTGCCTGCCCAGCGCCCGGTACGGTTTGCGCCATAAAACTGCAAAAGTCCTCGAGCCCTGCTATCTTTGCAGACCGCATTGTCCATCGCGGTGTATTTTTTTATGCTGGATTTGGCGAGGGCTTTGCGCAATTCCAGCACATGTATGAGCGGTTCCGGCGCGGTTTTCAGGAGTTCCTTTACCGCCGTCTTATCCAGCGTATCAGTCTCCAGGCCATGATCCGCCAGCCACAATTTCATCTGGGCGACCGAGTTTGGATTCTCCAGGCCGGTTATCTGCTGAATCAAAGCGGTCAGTTCGGCTTTTACGCGTTCATCGCACCGGATGGCTTCATTGACCAGCTTCATGTCCAGCCTGACGCCGAGGTCATTGATCTGCTGGTCAAGGATGTAATTCTGCCACTCGTCCTCTGGTACGGGGAACTTATGGAGCCGAGCTTGAACCGCCATTTCAGTCTCTACGTCGCGGGCGTTGTATAATCTGAACTGTTCCCATTTGACGGGGACGTCTGATGGCAGATTGCGTGTACGACCGCCGTTGGCCTTGGTAGGCTTACAGGGCATCGAGAAGAAACGAATGAGCTCTTTACCTTCCTTCAGCTTCTGTTTTTCCATCCCCAGCACCACACCCACACCTTCCAGCGAAAGGGGCAGTCCCATATAGGCCGCCCAAACCATCGTGCAGCGCCAGGAATCCGGCTCCAGCCATTCGCCAAGGTAACTAGATAGGCAGACTCTCTCGAACTGCGCGTTGAAAGCCCACTTTGTAACATTCTTATCTGTCAGGGCGCTGCGAATTTCTTCTGGCAGGTTCTCACCACTGGCGAGATCAATGACACAAACCTCGCCGCCGTCAGCTGAATAGCCAAAAAGCAGGATCTCGAAATCCGGCGCTTCGGCATACTTATATACACCGCATTTGGTAAGCTCAGCTGAGGAAAATGTCTCAATATCAATTGATATATTATTCATAAACCCTCCCATAACCGACAAAGGCGACAGAAATCCTGCCGCCCTCGTCCCTGGTTTTTTCGTTGTTAGTCAAGAAATTCATCACCATCATAGTCGGTAACGAAATCATCAGCCGCGCTGGTTTTGCTGCCCAGTGGTTCGCCGTCGCGGATTTTTTGAATATTACCCAGGCCACAGGCAATACCGCGATTACCATTACTATTGAAGGCATAAAAATTGATACTGACCCTGGCATATACGCCTGAGTAAACCTCTGAGCGGCTCATGATCGGGTTAAGTTCCTTGTCCACGATTTCCGGCGCGGTATTGCTGTTCGCGTTCACAAAATAGCAGTCCGCATAGGCTTCATCATCCGGGCGATCGGTGTCGCCGTCACGCAGTGGCAGCTTCAGTGCAGATTTGTTGGGTATTTTGCCACCGAATTTGCCGCGTCCTTCCTCAAGTGCCGTCTCAACAGCCGCATTGATGGCAGCGATGGTTTTGGTATCAGATTTCGGGATGATGATTGATACGCTGTACTTCTCCGAGCCACCGTTGATTGACTTGGGTTCCCAGACATTGGCGTATGATAGGCGTACAATGCCCGTTATAACTTTGGTCGGGTTGCTTTTAGTTCCATTATTTACCTTGTTTGTAGCGTTTGACATTTACATATCCTCCTTAAAATCATGTTTTGCCGATGTATTGATTGCCGGTCGCTTGTCTGAAAGCGCTACCAGCACTAGTTTGCCAGGCGGCTTTTCAATAAGCCCGCTGAGAATTACCTGAAAGTTGTCTTTGCCCATGAGCCGTTCCATCTCAGTGAGGGTGATAAGGCTATGGCGGTAGATGTCGCGGTACCCCGCTGCTTTTGCTGCCTCCGCAACCGCATCCTCATCCGCGTATCTGCGGTTGGATCGGCCTTCTACCAGTTTGAATCCGCTCCACTCCTTGCCGTGGCTGACCGAGGCTTCCAGGGCGTAGGCTTTGATATCGTTGGCCCACGAGGTCAGGTCATCCAGCTTTAACAGGATTTCTTCAATGTCCACGTCTGCGAGAAGCGGCGGCAAAGCAAATTCAAAACGAGCCAGATCAAGTTTTTCTTCCGCGCGGGCACGGCATTTAACCGCCGCCCGGCAGAATTGGCACCAATCGCCGCAGTGGTATTCTCCTTTCCCGCCGAAGGCGAGCTCTGCCGCGGGCCTGAGGACCTCTTCCGCCCACTGGTAAAGCGATTCTTTGAACACAGTATGCGTGCTGACGTTTTCCCGGCGCGGCTGAAATATGGTCATGGCCACCGCGCTGATGTCATAGATCCCGTCGAAAAGTTCCAGGGCAGCGAGAGCATAAAGTTTCATCTGTGGGTTATCCTCAGCTTCGACCAGAACTCCCTGGCCGTACTTGAAATCGATAATATGGATGGTGCCGTCGGCGATAATCAAGCAGTCACCTGTACCGAAGCCCTCTGGTACAAACCTTGTTAAATCCAGCCGCTGTTCGATGAGCACCTTTGGATCAGGGCAGGTTAGCTTTGTACCTGCTATGGCCTCAAGCACAAACTCCACATAGGCGTCTGTGCAGATATCCATCTCATCGGAATCATACTTGGAGACGGGTTTTCTGGAACGCATCTTCAATGCTCGGCGCAGCTTGTGCTCCGCGAGCGCATGGGCAGCAGTCCCTTCGGCTGCCGATTCGCCACTGTTGTCTCCGAATTGCCGCTCCAGCCGCGCCGATGGTGTACAGTTCATCCAGCGATGCGCTCCGGAAGCTGACAGAAGGGCATGTTGCTTGTCTCCGTTCATTTCAGCCCCTCCGCGTCCGCCAGCAGTGCAGCATAGTTTGCCGGGTCAATCTGGCTGAGTTTCGGCGCGCCGTACTTTTCTAACAGCGCCCTTACCCCGGCAGTAAAGCCTTGCTGGCTCTTCTCGCCAAGCGCTGCTCTGACTTCTTCCAGCGTAATCTTCTTCGCCACCGATTCTGCTTCTTTGGCGGGGGTCGTTGCTGCAAGCTGCACTACTTCGGCTGATTCATTGCTGGCTATCGTTTCAGCGATGGCCTGAACACTGTCCGCAAGAGAGCGGAGGTTTTCAGCCATGTTAATTATCAGGCTGGTTTTGCTCAAGTTTGTCACCTCCCTCCTCAACGATGGACAGCGACTTTACACTATTGCCGGGAACGATAACCGTAAGCCGCCGTTTGTCACCGAGTAGGAACCGAATAAGCCTTTCCCGTACGGTGACATGGCGGCAACCGACAATTCCGCCGTCCTGGGGTTCCTTTGAAACACTGATTCTAAGCGTGTGGTTCATGCGGATCACCTTACCTTTCCGAAGGCTGATGCTCGTTTGCCTTCTGATTTAAGCCACGTGGTATGGGCAAAACGGATGGTCAGCGCAGGAATTTTTTCAGTTTTTCTTTGGCTCGGTTTACGGCGTGGCGTATTGCCGATTCGTCCTTGCCTTCAATGGAGGCAAGGTCGGTATACGACCAGCCTTCGAGAAAGCACTTTCGGATAAGGTACTGCTGTCGCTCGGTCAGGTGGAACATAGCATGGTTGATGACTTCAGATTCAATCAAGTCAGCAAGTAAGTCGGTGCTATCGCTGAAATATCGCACGTCCTCGTAGGTAAATGTGGAAAGTGGTGTGTGGCGGTCTGGGCGGGAGTTTTTGCGATCGTTCTTTTTTTCAGCTTCCACGGATTCCAAGTAGAAGGTTCCGACCTCGTCGGTTACGTCAAGTTCTAAAATATTGCCGTCTGCATCTTTGTACTTGATTATCATCGGTTTGCCCCTTTCGGAGCCTGACAAGAAGTAACCAAGCACAATAAAAATGAGCCCAACTCATAGCTTGTTAGCTACTTGTCAGGCTCGTATGTCATATTCGCATCGTGCTCTGTACAGGATGATTACTTAATTTTCCATATCCCGATATTTGATTTACATTTCTTGCATTTAAGATAATAGTCTGCTCGTCGTCTATCAATTAACGGATCACCGCTTCCGGCAATTACCTTCATTCTTGTTGTAACCGTATTCTCGGTATCAGCAATACGGGCTTCACATACAGGACATTTTAATTGCATTTTCAT